GCCGTGGTCAATATAATCTTGTATCTTTTGCTGCAATTCATTCAGTGTCATAATTCAAAAAATAAGGGAGGCGTTACAGCCTCCCTGTTAAAATTACTTACGCTGCGATAGTGATTACGCAGTCGTAGGTTGCGCCGCCGGACAGCGTCACGGTAAAGGTGGCGTCGCCATTAGACAGTGTGGTCAGATAGGTGCCCAGGATAATGATACTCTGGCCGCCCAGCGCGATGCTGTAGTTGGAGCTGGTCACATCCGCTCCACCCTTCTTCAGTCCAGTGATGGTGCCAGCCGGAACAGTCAGTACTACATCAGCCTCGGTAGCTTTGGAATAAGCCACAGGCGGCAGGGTGTTGGTGGTATCGGGAACCACGAAGCCGGTCTTCTTTTCCGGAGCGCCGGAACCGGTCGCCGCAAACGCCTTGGTGATCATGTCTTCGGACTCGGCAGTGATCTCCCAGCTGGTCGGCGCGACCTTCAGGTCGTAGTATTCCAACGTGTCCAGATCCACGATGGCGATGTTCAGCAGCTGTTTGGCAGCGGTGATGTCATCGTCCACCATGAACTCTTCGATGGCCAGCTGCGCCTCGTTGTCACGCAGCATGATAACGTCAGCAGAGACCTCATAAGATTTGCTTGTGATGGTGCTGATCGGCCAGTAACCGGTGTCCTTTGTCTGCTGGCTGGAAGCCTCGGCAGACAGGCTCAGGTTGTTGCTGGTGCATCCGCCCAGCAGCGTCCATACCGGATTGGTAGGCGTGGCGCCGGCGCCGTAATTTACAAACATCACAAGACGTTTGCCGGAGATACCGGTACCCGCCGCATATGCGGGATATTTATCCGCAGAAATAGTTACAGACATTTTCTCTCTCCTCTCATATTAACTGATGTAACCGGAAGCTGATCGTCGTGCCACCGCTCTGCCAGTCTCCGGTGTCGCCATGTATCGGCAGGTTTACACGCAACGCCCCCACCGTCAGGGATACCAGCGAGTAGCCTTCCGCAGACAGTGCTGTGTTCAGGGCCGCAAAGCCCGTTTCGCTGCTCAGATAGTTCAGCAGCGCTTCCAGTTTTTGGGCCACTACCTTCCGGCCCTTGTAGTTGCTGTATATCTCCAGCTGCAGCGTACCGTCCCATATGACCGCCGTTTTATTAGCGACGCAGTCGGCATCGCTGGAACCAAAAATGCCATAGGCAAATTCAGCCTGGGCCTTGAAGTAGTCATCGATTTCCGTGATGGGGACCGCGCTGTCAAACCATTCCAGGGCGACGGTATTATTGTTTTTCAACACGCTATACAGCGATTTAGTGATAGCCGTAAACGGCGCTTTGTAAATCATATGATCCCTCCGCTGCCATTGATGGCCGTTGCCGTCAGCTGGATGTAATACGGCGCGCTGTCGTCTATCAGCGTCACCTCATTGATGAGGAACGTGTAGCCGCCATATGCCAGCCGCCAGCTGGTGTCGATGCCTGGACACAGGCTCCGGATATCCCTTACCACGAAATACCGGGTGTCACTGGTCACATAATCACCGATGATCTGCTGGCGTGTCTGGCTCTTCTGGTCGCACATGGCGAACAGGGTCAGCGCTGCCGTGTATGTCGTGGGCTTCAACCCGCCCAGGTCGTCACGCTCCGGGGCAGAAGGACTTAACAATGTTATTCTTTTTGTGAATCTCCCAGGGTTACGTCGGAACATTTTTACCTCCTGCACCTTTTAAAATTTTGCGCCAATAGTTCTGAGTCTCCTCGTCAATCTCGCCGACCTTCCCGCGCTTGGTACGGTGCGCCGTCAGTTTTTGATAAGACGGCGCCTTTTTGCCCAGGTAACAGCGGTAAATCGGGAGCGCGCAGTTGACAATAAAAAGGTCTTCCAGCCGTTCCTGCCGGCGGATATACCCATCCACCATAGCGTCAATCTCGCCGACGGTGTATGCGCCGAACTGTTCCGGAGTCAAACCCAGTTCCCCCAGGGCGATTGGCTCCAGCTCGGCGATCAACGAAGATACATCTCGGAACTGTTTGCCCGGCCTTACGCTTCCGCTGCCGGTTCTTTTTTTTGCTTGCCGAACACGCCTGACTTCTGCAGCGCCGTCATGGCAGCCTTGGACAGAGAAAGCAGGTCAGTTTCTTCCACCGCCTGCAGGAACAGCTCATCGGCTTCGGCTTCCGTCAGCTTCGGATCACCGCCAAGTAGGGCGTATTTGAATATCGTATAAATATCGCCCATGTTCGGCGGAACTCCCTGCGCCGCGTTGCCCATCAGCAGCATGAAGTTCTTGTCTGTCAGCTGCCGCTCCGCTTCCCATACATACCGCAGCGGGTAGCAGAGTTTATAGGTCTTGCCTCCGATGGTTAACTCAACATATTTATCAAGTATCATTCTGTTCCTCCTGTTCCGGCTGCTCCGGCGTAGGCCCTGATGTCGGTTCCGGATCCGGTTCAGGTTCAGGTTCAGGTTCCGGCTCCGGTTCGGGTTCGGGATCCGGTGTCGGTTCCGGCGCCGGACTCAGCAGGGCGTATTCACAGCTGTACCGAAAATGAGCGATCAGCATGTCCGTCGCAAACGGGATATGGTTCTGCGCCTGACTGTCCACAGCACCCCGCACATCATACCAGTGTTCCACCAGCTGACATACACAGGTCTGGAACAGGTCCGCGTCTTCGATGGCGGCAGGTGTAATGCTGCCGTCCCCGATGTACGCGTTTTTGCCTGACTGCTCCTTCACAAGTTTAACTGCTGCAGAGAGCAGGCCCTGCAGCAGCGTATCGTCTTCCGTCGTGTCAATACGACAATATTGTTTTACTTTATCCAGTAAGCTCACCGTCAATCACCTACCGTTACAACGTAGGTCAATTCGGCATCGCCGTCATCCAGCTGCACCTTGAAGGTCTTGTCGCCATTCGCCAGACCGCCCAGGTATTGATCGTCGATGGTGATCTCATGCTTGCCTTCCGCGATGGTGTAGTTGTCGGTGTTGACGTTGGTGCCGCCGATCTTCAGGCCGGTGATCTCAGCATCCGCCACCGTAATGGTGATATCTGCCGGATCTGCCTTACTGAAGCTGGCGCTGCCATTGCCGCTTACCTCAATCACCAGCACGTCATATGCGGTTGTGCCTTCCAGAACCTTAAACGCCTTGTCGCCATTGGACAGGGTCGCCAGGTATTCCTTCTTAACCGTAATGGTATGGTTACTGTTGCTGATAGCATAAGCGCTGGCATCGACCGCCGCGTCCTGATATTTCAGCCCGGTGATCTCCGCATCAGACACGCTCATTTCCACATCATCCGGATCGCTCCGGTCGAACTCATCCTCATGCGCCCCGCCGATCACAACGTCCCACAGTACCGTGGTCGGAGTGGTCTCGCTGTCATCCAGGATGATGGCAAATTCTTTGGCGCCATTGGACATCGCAGCCAGGTAATCCTTGTCGATGGTGATCTCGGTTTCGTCATCAGAGAGACTGTAATAATCGGTGCTTACGGTCTCATCATTAAGTTTCAGCCCGTCAATTACATAGCCGATTCCGACGGTAACGTCGGCAGCATCCTCACGGCTGAAATCGGTGCTGCCGTCCGGTACCTGTTCATCGGTCGGAATCACGCCGATTTTTTTAAGTAGCAGAAAGCCTTGGTGGTAATCGGCTGGCCATCAATAACGGCATAGCCCATGTAATCGGTGGTGCGTGCCAGCACATGATCTTCCTGATACATGGTAATGTCTTCATTTACGTTGCAGGCATAGCCTTTGGCCATGTTGCCCAGCAGGACAGCATTGTCAGGGATGGAAGCCTCTTCTTCTACAAGGATGCCGAAGATACGGCCGACGCCGCCTGCAGTGGCATCAGGAATGAAGATCGGACGGTTTTCAGCGTCCAGGATGTTGGCCAAGCGGTTCCAAATGCAAGATGCATTCGCGTAGAACTTAGCGCCGGGAGCATAACCGGACAGGATCTTCGCACGCATAGCGGTCAGATCGCCATACTTAATGCCATTGCCAGCGGTGTAGGTCAGTACCTGCGGGGTATCAGATTCGGCTTCCAGGGCAGTAACAACGCCCAGCGGTTCAGGGATGTCGGTAGTGCCGTTGCCGATGCCGTCACCGGAGATCAGGGCAGCTGCCAGAGAGTTCGCCATCTTGGCAGCGATGCGGGAAGCAACATAAGCCAGGAACTCATCCACAGCCATCTTTTTCAGCTTCCAGGACACTTCAATGGCCTTGGCCAGTTCGCAGCCCTTCAGGGTGATCTTAGCGTTTACCACCTTTTCAGCCGTGGTGGCAGTCGCTTCATCATACCAGGCGGCGTCGTTGCCGGCGGTGGTTTCCACCAGGATGTCCAGGTCGCCCGGTACGAAGGTCTTCACGGTGTCTGCGATAACCGGATGCAGCGCATCCATTTCATGCCAGATCCCCTGGCGCAGGGTGGCAGGAACGACAACATAATTCTCCTTTACGGTGGAGGTTGCGTTCTTCGCAGCGAAGATGGTCTGCTCATCGGCGGACATCTTTACGCCCATCATGTAATGAGCAAATGCCTGCTTGTACAGATCTTCTTCGTTCGCTTTTTTGTCGGCTACCGGTGCGATCGGCGCCGCGTTCAGCACAGACGGAACAGCGGGAGCTGCCGGTACTGCGCTGCCGTTCAGGGCGTTCAGGTTCGCCTGGGCGGTGGCCAGCTTCTGGAAGGTCTCATCCAGAGCCAGAACATCCTTGTGAGCCGCCTCTGCTTTGTCTGCATCGCCGGCTTCGATTGCTGCTTTCATTTCTGCCAGCAGCTGTGCGCGTTTTGCTTCATACTCTTTTTTGTTCATTGGTTTACTCCTTTCAACTCTAAGTAATTTAATTTCTGCCGGAGCAGATTCAAAGCAGCAGTTTCCTGTTGCGCTTTGACGGTTTTTTCAGCCTTTAAGGCTTCCTTCATTTTGACCGCCTGCGTGGTAGTAAGCATTACCACAACAGTGGTGTCCGTAACGGCCGACATGTCCACGCCAGTTACCGCAGCGGCAGGCTGGTCAGCCAGCTGGAACAGGATTTCATCAGCAAAATTCCTGGCCTTCGCCTCTTCGGCGCCCATCCAGGTCGTCTTATCCATCAGCTCCAGCACTTCTTCCTTGCTCAGCCCGGTCTTATCTATATACGCGTTGGCGATAGAATCGTCCAGCTTTGCCAGGTCATCGGCGGTTTTGTACATATCGTTTTTGTCGCCTTCCGTCCAGCTTTGCGTCCTGTGGATCATCAGCTGGGACACCGGCATCATCTGCACGGTATCAGCTGCACAGATGATCAGCGACGCTGCAGACGCAGCGATACTCATGATACGGGCCGTTACACGTCCCGGATATAATTTCAGCCGGTTATAAATCTCCATGCCGGCGAAAACATATCCGCCGGGAGAATTTACTTCCAGTTCAATGTCTTCCCCGTTGGCTTCTTCCAGCTGGGTTTCAATCATAGCCGGAGACGTCGCTTCCCAACCGATCCAGTCATACAGCTCCTGGTAATCGGACGGCACGATAGTGCCCTTGATCGCTATCTTCTTAGGCATTATTCCTTACCTCCTTCCTTTACAGGTTGGGTATCCAGCCGCCGGATCGGTTTGTTGCCGCCCTCAATCATCGGCAGGTTCATGATCTGCCGCCATTCGTTGGGCGTCATCGCGCCGCGGTCCACCATCTGCACCAGGTTCAGCTTGCTCTGCATACTCGCGTACTGCAGGCTGGTGCTGTCAAATGTGATCCGGTTTCCGCGGTTCCGCTCCCACCGGCTGAATAATTTTTTGGTAAACTCTTCGGACATGGCCTGCGCGAACGGTTCCACGACGCTTTCGTAGTAAGCGTTCCACTCGTTCTCATCGTAGGTGCTGTTCATGATCTTTTCATTGGTACCGAAGTATGCCATCAGGCGCTGCTTCACCTTGTCCATGATCATGGCATTAGGGACGTAATCATGCGGGTCAATCTGCTTGGCCTCCGCATCGGCGCCGGTCGCAGCCACGCCCACGCTGCCGTCCTCCACGTTCTCCGTATCCAAGAAGCTCTTGGCGAACTCTTTGGCCCGGGTCTTAAGCTCTTCCGGACGCATGCCACGTGTATACTTAAGTAGCCACCGGATGGCGCCGCCGTTCCTCACGGCTGCGATGATCGACTTGTCGATAGTGCCGGCGACTTCCATCAGCATGGCCAGCGCTTCCTGGTTGGGCATGCCGAACAGTTCGTTGTTGCCCACGTCCCTGGGAATGTGTACCAGGTCATCGTAGCTGATGACCGCCTCGCGGCCGCTCAGCAGGTTGAACCGGATATACAGCTTGCGCTGGGTGTCATACAACGCTTCCGCGCTCAGCCATTCCAGCGGGTACAGCCCTATGGCCCAGCCGTTGCCATCCCGGACGATGAACGCGAAGGCGTTGTTTTTCAGAATGTATTGCCATGCCATCCGCTGCCGGAACGTGGTGCCGGTCAGCGCCGGGTTCGGCTCCTCCAGCAGGATCCGGATATACGGCTCCGGATTGATCTTCACATCCGGGTCGCCGTTCTGGTCGACCACTTCCCGGACATGCTTCGGATCCAGTTTCCCGGCCGCGTTCACGAACGGCCTGACCATCGCCCGGACGTCACCGTTGTTGAACAGCTCGCCGTTCCAGCTGTACACGGCGTTACCGTTCTCGCGCATGATCTTGACAATCGTCTCGGTCGGGTTCCGGTCCTTTATCATGTTTCTGATTCGGTTAAATAAGCCCATATCTATGCTCCCTCGCTCTCAATATCCACATCGGACAGATACTCTTCCTCATGTTTTTTATAAATAACGTAGGCGTTGAGCAGAGCGGCAGCGCCGTCTATTCGTGCCCGCGGATTTTTTCCCTTGCAGGGCTGGATGTTGCCGTTCTTATCCGTGTCGATATTGACGTTGGTCAGGCACCATTTCAGTATCGGGTGGTTCTGGTACACGACCCGCTTGGCCGCCAGGTCGGCCTTCAGCTCCTTCAGCGGGATGCTCAGTGTCTGCTTCCCCTGCCGGACAGCCTCCATGCAGTTGGGGCCGAAACAGTTCTGCATCTCTTCCACCCAGTACGCAGCGGCCCAGGCATCGTAACCGATCCAGGTAATATAAGTATCGGTCTCTTCCGATATCTCCTCGAACCATTGCGTGACATACTTGGGATGCAGCTTGTTGCCTGGTGTCGTCCGCAGCAGGCCCTGCTGTTTCCAGATATCATACGGAACCTTGTCCTCCTTCACGCGGATCTCCAGCAGATCTTCCGGCATCCAGAACATGCAGCGCACGTAGACCTTTTGGTCTCCTGGCATCCGGAACAGGACGACCGCTGCCGTGAGGTCGGTCGTCTCCGACAGATCCGCGCCGCCGATGGCGTACCGTGGCCGCAGCAGGCCGGTATCAAATACCGCCGTATTGAGGATCTCTTCATAGGTCATGTAGGCCGTGGCGCCTGTCTCCCGGACGTTGAAGTCCTTGCATACCAGATTCTTGACCTTCAGGCTGTCCAGCTGGGCTGCCTTAACCTTGTCGGCCAGCACCTCCGCGGACTTGATGGTGCCAAGCCCCGGGTTCGCCTTCACCCAGCACCTGGGATCCGTCCATTCGCTCCGGGCGTCCAGCTCGTAGATCAGCGGCAGCAGCCGGTCATTGATACAGGTGCCGGTATAACTGTCGATGACGCGCTCGATCTCTTCATACTTGATGTCGAAGATACCGTCACGCACCGTGCCGGCGGTCGTGGTGATCAGGATCAGCGGCTGCCTCCTGGCGCTCACACCGTCCACAATGACGTCGTACAGGTTCGTGTCCTTCCAGGCGTGCAGCTCATCCATCAGAGCGCCGTGGACGTTCAGGCCGTCCAGCGTGTCGCTGTCATTACCCAGAGGCTGGAACGAACTTTCATTGAAGTCGCTGCGCATCTCCGCCACCCTGGGCTTGATCAGCCGGAGCAGTTCCGGTGACTTCTTCACCATCTTGACGGCTTCCATCCAGATGATCTTCGCCTGGTCTCTTTTCGTAGCCACAGCGTAGATCTCCGCACCCGGTTCCTGGTCGGCTACCATCAGGTAGATGCCGATGGCGGAGCCCAGCGTCGACTTGCCGTTCTTCCGGGCCACCATCAGAACGACTTCCCGGAACCGTCGCAGGCCGGTCTCTTTGTCCACAAAACCAAACATGGCAGCGACCATTGCCCGCTGCCATAGTTCCAGCTTTACCCGCTGGCCTCCATATTGACCTTTTGATTGCCGGCAGAACGTCTCGATAAATAAGATGGCATGTTCTGCCTTCCGGCTGTTATATGTCCACTGGCTCGCCGGGTCCTTCATGTCCGCCACTAACTTCTGATACACCGCAAATATCTTTTTGCAGACGGTCAGGCCGTTGTTCATCGCCAGCCAGTATTCATATACCGGGTTCTTATCTTGCATTGATGAACGCTTCCAGCGGATCCACGTCCTTCTTGCGGTTTTCCTTCTTGGCGTGGTCCCGGTCGTGCCGGATCATATCCTCGATTTGTTCCATGAGCGTGGAATAGATCTTCAGCAGATCCGTGTACACTTTCAGGTGCGGATTGATCCGCTGCATCTCCTGGCGCCCGTTTTTGAAGTCCACCACCAGGCCTTCCTGGTCGATTTTGTTTTCCACGGCTTCCAGCTTGCTGTTCACATACGCTGCCCGGGCCAGCAGCTTGCTGACGAGTATCTTCTGGCTCTCCGGAAGGTCCTTATAAACTTTCTGCAGCCTCCGGACCTCGCTTTTCTGCCGGCGTGTAAAAAACTCGGAGGCGTCTTCCGGCATTTCCTGCTTATTCGGTTGTGTTTTCGCCGGTTTTTTGGCGTTCGCCATCAAAGCCCCTCCCTTTTTTGAAAATAGCCCGCGTTTTCTTCGGAGGTCCCTCCCCGATTCGGAAAGTTATCCACAGGCACTTCCCGGACGGGGGGAGTCACCGACCCGCCGGAGATCCCCAAATTCATCAAAAAATAATCCTTCGCGCACCGGTTCGCAATCACCGCTGCCATGCTCGGTATTGTGACAGTCCAGACACAAGTACTCCAGGTTGTCGAAGCTCAACGCCACGCCAGGATCCTCTATGTTCTCCGATGTCAGATAGATCTTGTGATGCACGATGTAACCCGGACGACCGCAGCGCTCACACAGTCCATGGACATGTTCTATATATGCGGTACGGCAGTGCTGCCATGCTGCCGATGCGTAGAACTGCTTCGCAAACTCTTTTGCCATACAACCTCCTCACGTATTGACGCGGTTCCCACCCAGGCAACGCCCATATATCCACAATGCGCCAATGGTACCCAACCTTCTAATGATTGCATAAAAAGAACACGCCGTGGATCAGTCGGCGTGTTTAGGAAAGGAGGCTGATGATTTATGGTAGTTTTTCACAATATCATAATAGCACATTACTAACTCTTATTTCCTCTTATCTTTCAAGAGTAAATACAAGTGGTACAGCGCCCGGCCATGGATGTAGTACAGATGCTGGACAGAAAAGTTGAGATGGAACGAAATGGTGATCCAGTCCTCACAGTTAATATACCTGTGCTCCAGTACCGCCCGGTCGTCATAATCGTCCAGCCAGGATATGATCACCTGCACTTCCTGGATAGCCCGGCACCACTGCCTGACAGCCTCCTCCTGCTTACGTTCCGTATCCACCAGCTTGGCGATGGTGTCAGCCCGGCTGTCCGGATTATGCCCGCCTCCGGGCGCATCGCTGTAACTGGTGGTCATCTTCTCTGCCCGGCTGCGGATGACGGCTATCAGATTGGCCAGGCGGTTGATATTGTCGTTCGCATATTTAACGGCCCGCAGCATATGCTTGACCTCAGCGGTAACCTTTTTCTTTTTCTTTTTCTGATCCAACGGCACTCACCCCCAGAACAAATAATACAAAAAGTACAGGATCACGGCCCAGCAGGCAAAGTTGAACAACAGCACCAGACACAGCAGCTGCCGGCGGCTCATACGTGCCTCCGGAAGTCGATCTCCTCCTGAATATCCTTGCGCAGGTCATACCACCAAGCATATACGACACTCTTCTGGTCCATATCCTGGCACATGCCGTCACAGTATTCCAACGCGATCGAAAGCTGCTCTGGAGTCCACTTCTTTAGATCCTTTTTTAACATTTCCAGCAACTTTTTTGTGTCCATGTTTCTCCTGCTCCTTTAAAAACTTTTTCCACTTCCGCTGTAATTCTTTTGCGTTTAACTCCCTTATAAGCTGTTTGCACTTATAAAGATCCATGTTTGTTACGGTGTCTCTATCCGGCATTTCAGCCACCTCCTGCCAAACCTCCAGCACTCCGCCTCAGAACTCAAAAAGATATCCAGGCGGTCGGAGTAATTCCCGCCGAACCGGTCCGTGATGGTCAGGATCCGGCCGTCCGGAAGAGTGACGCGGCTTCCGAACGGGAGATGATCCGCAGCGGCCATACCGACTTCCGGCATTACGCCGGAAGCGGTCGGGTTCCCTGTGTGGCAGTATGCGCTGCAGTTCAGAACCTGCCAGAACACGGCCAGTAAGTAAATGAATTTATTTACTGATTTCATCATCGTCCTCCATCGGATTCCCGGCAAGATCCAAAAAACGCAAATCTACTTCGCCGTTTTTCTCACCAGCCATGTAAAAAAACTTTTTCGCTTTAGGGCCACGGATTATTGCCGTAAATTCAACCTCATCATTTAATGCGCCATATACACACGGCGTATATGTTATGTTTTGTATCCTACCTAACATCCTGATCCTCCTTTACCAGCATATCCAGGACAGCCTTCCCGAAGGCTGACGTCAAAGTTGACACATGGTCGTACGGATCCGATACGTTACTGGCGATCCGCAGAAACAGGTCTTTCAGTCTCTGACGGTATTCCTCGACTGTCATAGGCAGCGGTTCTTCGATTTGATCCTGAACGGCAAAACCATATTCACCCGCATCGTCCTCGTCTGCTACCGTCTCCGGATGCTCTTCTCTCACGATCTGGTCCAGCTTTTCTATCGCTTCCATTACTGATCCTCCTTTTCTTCTATCATCCGGCGCCTCTGCCAGGCATGCCTGGATATCACCCTGGCTGCACTGCAGCGCTAACGCCAGTTTCTGTTTCGTCGCTTCGCTGATCGGGATACCACGGTTGATATTGGATAAAGTGGACCACTTCAGCCCGAAATTGTTCACCAATACCGTCCGGGTCATGTGCAGCTCCTCAAGTCTTTTATTTATGAACTCGCTCAGCTTCATTTTTTGGCCTCCCCATAA